GGGACCAAGGTCTGATTCATGAATGCGTTCATGGTGGTGGCACGCTCGGCAGCACTGGTTTCCTGAAGACTACCCGGCTGGATAGAGAAGTTCAGGTCGAAGAACTCCGACTCCTTCCGGTCCTTGGCCTTCAGTTCGATCTCGACCGAGATCCCCGTATTGCCCAAATCTTCGGAAAGAATGTAAGTTCGAGCCGGGTCGTACCACGCCCACAACCCGATCGACTTGACAACCTTCCGGGTGAAGTCCGTCACGCGGGCCTGCATGTCCTGAACCTTCTGGCTCGAAGACTGCTTGATGAGTTCTTCCTGACCGAGGGTGTTCGCCACGGAACTGAGGCCACCGATCGTGTCAAGGTTGCCACCCGTGTAGTTGAACATATCTCGAAGTTGGAGAGCGAACGCAAGCGTGCCCTGATCAACGCCGCCAAACTTCAGTTCCCGCGTGGCCTCCGGCCGATCACTCCGAATCATCTCGCCGTCGCTAGCCGCAATGATTCGCTCGCCGTCATCTTCAGCACCAGCAGCAACAACGCCGACCGTCTTGGATCGATCATTCTGTCGAACCAACTTACGCATGGTTCGGTTCATCGCCTCGCTGAGATCAACCAAGTTGTTGGCTGGCGGCATCGGCATGATCTGACCGGGGACATCGCCGAGCGAAAGGATGTGGTAAGGGCCAACCTCCGGACCCTCCCAATCAACTTCTCTCACGGGATCGGAGAAGTTCGGAACGCCCTGCTGGTCACACTGGAAGGTCACAACCCGGCCCTCGAAGGGCATGTAGATTTCCCACATCTCGATTACCGGCGACATGCGTCCGTTGTCATAGACAAGACTGGATGACCGAGACAGGGTCTCCATCTTCTGGTCGCCGTACTCGTTGTAGGGAGACTGAATCGCTTCGGTCGGCTCCTTGCCGTGGAAGTCGTACAGGCCCGACTCCATCGCCATGTCTCGGTTGACAATGAATCGATTGCCGATGAACTGGACCGTCTCCTTCGTACGAGCACGCATGTCAATGACGAAGTCGTCCAGATCGATCACATCCGCGAAGGGGAGACCGGCATCATGAGTCACGCCGCCGAGTTGGTTTCCCTTCGCAGAGGTGAGTCCAACCTTGAGAATCCCCACGGAGAACAGCGAGTCCATGACCGCAGCCGAAAGCGATTCCTCGAAGTTCATCTCCTCAAGGATCGAGTTCAGCATCATCTCAGCCTTCTTCGCTGTGCCCGCCATCTCGCGACGGATGGGCGTGATGTGAACGGTCGGCCTTCGGGCGGCGAGGTTTCGGCGGTAGATGTCGATCGCCATACCGAGAAGGTTCACGGGGTGTGCCCTGTCGTTCGTGCCGTCACCGTAGTTACCGCCGGTGTAGGCACGAACCGACTGAAGCCTTCGCTGCCGGAACGGGGTCAACTTGTCACGGGAGAACTCGAATGCGTTCTGTAGACGCTGGTAGTTGTTCATGTCCATCGGTTATTCCTAGATGCGAGTCGCCTTCTGGCGTCTTCTTTTCGACGCCACGCGATTGACCCCGGGAGCACCGTGGCCTTGGGCACTTGGATGTGGCGATTCCCCCCTAGTGCCAGACATGCGAGCGCGTCGGCAATGACACGGTCGCCGTGATTTGATTTCGCACCACTCTTGTCAGTGGCACTGATCGACAGGGCGTGCTGTACGCCTCCGGTCGAATCGTAGATGAATTCCCTGCACTCATCGATCGCCTCGCGAGAGTGGTTCACGAACTCTTCGTTGAAGAGTGACTTGCGATACCGACCGAGGAGTGCCTGCTTGCTGTCTCGGGTAGGCATCCACCCCATTGATCTGGTTGGCGTTCGGTCGAGGGTGTTCTCGGATGTCCTGTACCAAATCTCTCTGTGGCCCAACTCGACCACAGCATCAGCGAAGATTCGACCCGGCCCCTGACTCTCCCAGATGAGCAACGCCGGTCGGTCGTTCTCATCCCGCAGCCAGTTCGCCAACGCAACGGCGTACTTCGCCAACTTGTCAGGACGCATGTCCGGAGCCGCAAACTCACCGACCTTGTCGTTGGTCTTGTTTTCGGCGATCGACATGCAGGAGTTGGAAGCACCAGTGCCCGCCGCAATGTCAATCCCGATCACATACCTTCGATCCCTCGGAAGGCTGCCGCCCTTGCCACACTCGGCCCAGAGATGAAGCCTCCCGCGGATGGTCTTGTCGAACTCCACCGACTTGCAGTCGTTGGAGAAGACAAGTTCGCCGCGTGTCAGTGCTGGGCGGACGTGCTTCTTGGCGATCATGTCCAGCCGCTCGTGATCGAAGAAGGCTCCGGTCGAACCGGCAAAGTCGATGTCCAGTTCTTGAGCCGCTTCGATCGGAGAGGAGCACCGGGTGACTTCCTTGTCATACCAAGGCGAACGCCATCGGCCCTTCAGATCCCTGAACCTCCCGGCACCCTTCTTCGGGTGATCCGCCCAGTGCAGCCTTACTTGCCTGACCGACGGGTTCTTGGCGACCGTCGCGAAAGCGTTCGAGGCACCGCACGGCGTCGATAGGAAGATCCGGGACGGCGTAACGTCTCGGGTAGAGGACAACGCCCTGAAGTCGTCCCCAGCCGCGAACGCGGCGAACTCATCAAGAAGTACAACTGTCCGTCGATCACCACGAGCAACGTCACCAGTCGTGGACTCCCCATCGATGATGCTCCCATTGTCTTGGTTCTTGAGACTCAGTTTCTTGCGATCGTGCCGGGGCAGCATCCAGATCGGAAGGTGCCCGAGCATGGCATCTAACTTCCAGAAGAGCGACTTCGGATTGCCTCGGCCATCGACGTAAGACTCGTTTCGAGATACGAGCAGAATCGCCTGATCTGGCCGAAACAGCCAGCGGTGCAGGAGAGCAGCAAGGCATAGCCAAGATGCACCCACGTCACGGCTCTTTGCGATACAGAGGTCTTCTCCATCATTTACTGCCTCCTCAATCTGTTGGCATGCCATCTTCTGGAAGTCGTACAACGCAAAGGGCGTCATAGGACACTTGAGCCGGGGATCGTACGTCATGGCAAACGTACTCACCCAGAACGAAACGTCGTTCCGGCACATTTCTTTCAGACACGACTGAAACTTCGTGTCACCCTTGGCCTCGGCAAGCAATGCCCGGCGGTATCTCGCGTTGGCCGCCGGATCGCTTGGCGGAATGTGGCGGAGTTCAGGCAACCGCAGACTCCGCGATCTCGATCACCCGCTTGAGTACGTCGTCCAGATGGTCGAAGGCTTCTGTCTCATCAGCGGCATCCTCAAGTTCCTTCTTGCTGGGCACGCACACACCCTGATACATACGGAGCAGAGTGTCGGGGGATTTCCGACCGGCACACAGGAGAGTCCAAGCAGTACCGGATGGGGCATCTTCCCTAGTGGTACTCTCTGAACCCAGATACTCCACCGCCCAGAGAATGTCCCGCGGATTGCCTACCACGCCCACGTCCCCCGAGGGCGGTAGTTCACCCTCGGGGGACGGTTCACCCGCGGACGCCGAGACCATGACAGCGTCAACGCGAGGCCCATCACTGGGCGTGATCTGGGCCTTCTCCCGCTTCTTCTTCTTCTTGGCAGCAGCGGAAGCCTTGGCAGCGAACTCGGAACGGAGTTCCTCGATCCGCTTGTAGAAATCAGGGTCGTCCCGGATCGTCGTCATCGCGTCAACGATGTCGTACATCTGAGCCTTGGTCAGGCGTTCAGCCTTCGGCAAAGCCCGTTGTTCGAGGTTGATCTCGTTCTGCTTCTGCTGGCACGAATACCACAGCGGACGGTTCTCCTCACGGAGAGCCGCGTACCATTCGTTCCGGGCCTTGGTGCGAGCAGGCTCCATCGACAGAATCCCGGGCAAACATCAGACCTGACTTTAGGTCACAACGACCATCTTGGCAAGTTATTGGGTTTACAAGGCCGCCTGAACGCCACCCCCTTCAGGGGTGGCTTCTTGGCGGCCGTTGGACATTGCTCTTGCAATCTGACCAGCCTTGATTCTCTCAAGGTTATCTACCAAGGCGGCTGCCTCACCACTGTCGATGATCCCAGCCGCTAGGTCCATATACACCGAGTGGGCTTTCTGTCTCACCCAGTTGTCTCCGGCCTTTTCAAGCCTCAGTCGCAACTCAGGAGTGGCTGACTTGTCACCCCACTGTTCCATGATCTGTCTTGAGAAACCCATCGATCCTCCTAGCGAGAAGCGTTTTTTGAAAACGTACCATCCCCACAGAACGATGAGTCGCTCAAGGGGGATTTCAGGCATCCCTTCTAACCGCCGCATGATCTGTCTCGTGAGGGGGGCACACCCTGATATGACCTTCCGGGGGCTACGCACGAGTCAGTTGTACCGGGATTGGTAACACAAGAACGAGGCAGATGCAAGTCTCTTGCGGACAGAATGAAAAAGAGAACGGCCTGCACT